CTGCTGATCAATGGGACATTGCAGCATTATTGCCAGTTGAATATTTCAAGAGCGAACAAAAAGCAATAACAAAAAACAAAGTATTTTCTGACTCAAGAAAGATGTTCTAATGCCATTTTCACCCGGACAATTTTTATCAAATATCAATGCACATGACGGACTAGCGCGTCCTAATAGATTTGAAGTTGTCATTCCGATTCCTAAATCAATAGGAAGTATGAATAAAAGCACACTTGGAACACTTGTTGACGCTATTCGTGATCCTCTTGGAACTATCAAAAATCTTACGGGTATTTTTTCTTCAAACGGAAATACAGATCCAAATCTTGATTCAGGCAATACCACAAAATGGTTAGGATTTCAATGTGAACAAGCAGAATTGCCTGGTAGATCATTATTGACAATAGATCAAAAGATATATGGTCCAACTTTCAAGATACCATATCAAACACAATACAGTGATATTACTTTAAATTTTCTAGCAACCAATGAATTTTTTGAAAGAAAATTGTTTGAAATGTGGATTAATGGTATCATGCCAACCGATTCTACTAATAACTTAAGATTCCCAAAAGGATCTGGTTATTCATATAGTGATCAGGGATACTTAACAAACATAACAATTATACAATACGATGATACTATAAAAAGAATATATTCTGTCAAACTAATAGATGCATTTCCATTATCTGTCGCTCCTATGGGTCTTTCATGGGGTGAAGAAGGATTTCATCGTGTTTCCGTCAATTTTGCATATACCCGTTATGAGATTGTTTATGACGGTGCTTATAATCTTGAAGATGCTGCTAGTGCAATATTTGGTACTATTGGTCAAAAACTATTTTCAAAAGTTTCACGAACAGTTTCAAATACTGTTGCAAATCCTGTCAACAAAATACTTGGAAGTTCAATTGGTGGTTCTTTGGGAAGATTAATTTTTTAATGGAGAAATATTATGGCTTTGCCTAAAATTGATGTACCTATCTATGATGTGAAGTTAATTTCATCAAAACAAAAAATCAAGTTTCGTCCGTTTCTTGTAAAAGAACAAAAACTATTCTTGATGAATAATGAATCAAATGATACAGAAGCTACGGTTAATGTTATCAGACAAGTTTTGAAGAATTGCGTTCTCACAGAAATTGATATTGATAGTTTACCTGTATTTGATCTTGAATATCTTTTCATGAATCTTCGCGCAAGATCCGTATCGGAAGTTGTAGAATTGAAATATCGTTGCAATAATATAATTAAAGACGAAGAAAACAACGAAAAACAATGCAATATGGTTAATGATGTATCTTTTAATGTTCTGGAAATTAAACCGACAATTTCTCCAGAACACGATAAGAAAATTGCATTATCAGAAAAAATGGGTATTGTGATGAAATATCCTACTTTTGAAATGATTCAGAAAAATCAAGGTAAACCAGAAAATGAAATGATAATGGATTTAATCTATTCAACAATTGATTATGTTTGGGATGCCGACAAATTATATTATACAAAAGATCAAACAAAAGAAGAAATTGAAGAATTTATTGACAATATGCAACAAAAAGATTTAGAAAAAATTCAGAAATTTTTTGCTACAATGCCTAAATTGAAGAAAGACATTCATTATAAATGCAGTAAGTGTGGTTATGAAGAAGATATTACAATAGAAGGAATCCAAAATTTTTTCGGATAAATTTACATCATGAGAATTTGCAAAATTACTATAAAACTAATTTTGCATTAATGCAGCATCACAAATATAGTCTTACGGAACTTGAGGAAATGCTTCCGTGGGAAAGAGATTTGTACTTGGGTATGTTAATAAATCATTTGAAAGAAGAACGTGAAAGAATGGAACAAGAAAAAATAACCAGAAGAAGAAGTTAAAATGGCCAAAGAATCAAGAGCACTAGAAATTTTCAGAAAAGAACTTGAAAAAAATGGTATTCTGAAATCTTTTTTATCTTCAAAGAAAGAAAGAATAAAAGAAACATTAGATCCTAGAAATCTTTTATTACCTCAGACAGGATACACTGGTGCTATAGCAAGGAAATTTTTTGGCAAACCATATCGTTATGGTGGTTATAATGTAAGAAATGTTGGTGGTGGTGCAACAGGTCAAATATCCGAAGTGAAACCTTTAGTTGAAAAAATTTCATCAATGGATATTGGCATCAAAATTATAGCTAAAAATACTATGGCATTACCAAATATGTCAAGAGACATGAACGTAATGCGTCAAAATGTACAGAAACTTGTGAAGATTTCTGGTGGAAAACCATCTACAAAAGCTGATGCTTTTTTCGCAAAATCAAACGAAAGAGAAGCTTTGTATGAAAATCAGTTTCTAAGAGAAAGAGAAAAAGGTAGTAAAAAAGAAAATAAAAAACCTGATGAACAATCATCCAGTTCTATTTTTAGCAACATATTAAGTGGTTTAGGTAATGTCGGTGGTGGTATTATTGGAATATTAGGATCATTACTTGGAAGTTCATTAAAATTATTATTTAATGTAGGTGGTGGACTATTAAGTCTTGGTGGGACATTAATCAGTAGTATGCTTGGTATTATAGGTTCGGCTGGTGGTGCTATTTTTAGAGTTATTGGTGGATCATTAATGGGATTAGGTCCAATTGGATTAATTTTATCTGGTGTTATTGGTTATTTGATCTATAGTTTTTCTAAGTCTATAGATTTTGATGAATTAGGTAAATCATTTAAAGAAACAATTAATAAAATTGGCGATAGCTTAAAAGATTTTTTTGGTATAAAAGAAGGACAATCTCTTAAAACTATAGCAGAACAATTTGCTGAAAAACTTGATAAATTTTTTGGTACCACAAAATTCTCAGACACTTTACATTTTATGGAAGATACTTTTGCTAAAATGTATAATGCTATTCTTGATTTTACTATAGAAGCAAAAGTTAGATTTGAAATTTTTAGTGAAAAAGCTATTGAAATATTTGAATCTATAAAAAATTCAATATTAATTGGATTAGGAATTCAAGCTGGAACAAGTTTAGTTAGAGGTGCTGGTGCCGCTGTGGGAGCCGCGCGAGCAGCCAACGCGGCCGGTGCTGGTGCGACCGTTGCGGCAGGTGCGGCAGGTGCGGTGGCAGCGAGGGCAGCTGGCGCTGCCGCAAGTCTTGATTCGGCTACGAGAGATGCAAGAATAAATGCAATGATAAAGACAAAAATGGGTGCAGCTTTTGCCAATGCCGGCGCGGCAGCGGCTGCAGGCAGCAAAGAATTAGGCAACGGCGCTAAAACAACATTAGCTGTCATTGGAAAATTAATTGGGGGAAGAGCTTTAACTATGCTTGGTTCTGCGGCTTCAGGTCCTACTGGTTGGATTATTGATGTTGCTCTTGCTGGTTATACATTGTATGAAATTGTAGATATTCTCAATTCAAACAATGTTGAATTAAAAGATTTAGAAGAACTTAAAAATGCAGGTTATATATCAGAACAACAATATAGCGATTTTAAGACAGTTATAAAATCTGAAGAAGATATAAAATTCTATGAAAAAAGAATAATAGAATTATCACGAGGAACTTTAGCAAACACGCAACACCATATAGATTTAAGAGAATCTTATGGAGAAAAATTAAAAGATGAATTATTAAAAAGAGATGAAGCATTGCAAAGATTGAAAATTTCTACAGAAAATCCAAAAGTTTCCCCAGAAGATGTATATAATGCAAGAGTAGCTGAAGCGAAAAGACAAGCTAGATATATGAATATTCCAGATAGAACATCCACTTCATCTACTTCACCCACTTCATATAAAATTTCAAGTCAATTTGGAGAATCAAGAGAAGGACATAAACATCAAGGTATTGACATTGCAATGGGTGAAAATACACCTATATCATCATATACCGATGGTATAGTTTCAAATATTGATGAATCTGGCAAAGGCAACGCCGGAAAATATATTGAAGTAACTGACGAAAATGGAAATAAAATCCAATACATGCATCTAAATTCTATTGATGTGAGAAAAGGAGATTCAATTTCAACAGGTCAAATAATAGGAAAAAGTGGAAATACAGGTCATTCAACAGGCCCACATCTTCATGTTCAAGCATTAGATGAACAAGGTAAAATAATAAATCCTAATGAGTTATTTAAACAATATATAAGTGGAAGCAGTATAGCACTTGCTACACCTACACCTACTAATATTGCTTCTAAACCAAAAACAACTGTACCCGACGAAAAAGAAATTACATTGGCCGAACAAATTGTTAATCCTATCTTTGATATGATTGATGCTGTACTTGGATTAAACAAACCACAAACTCAAGAAACAACATCAAACAATGTAACACCAAATAATACTAATCAACCAATTGTACAGGCTTCTCAAGCGAGAAATGAACGTATGTGGGAATGGCTTGAAAAAATATATGCTACTGCATAACAAAAAGGGAGCTTTCGCTCCCTTTTCTTATTGCTATTCTTGATTAGCTAGAGACTTGAAATAATTCATATCATCGTCATCTTCTAAATTAGGTTCAGCTTTTCGTTGTGCTGCAACCAATTCTTCAACAGTATCAACACTTCCAACTTTTGCATTTTCAGCAACAGTCTTTACTGCAACACCGCCTAGAACTTTATCAAGACGTCCCTTCAATTCATCATACTTCTTGAACTTGCTTGGATCAATACAATCTTTTAAAGAATGTTCTTTCTTCCACAATTCTTCAATCTTAGAATCATCACCACCAAACAAAGGTGAAGAATCTGCAAATTCAGACTTGTCATAATTACGATAACCTTCAACATTACGAATCTTCATCTTGAAGTTAGCGCCATCCCAAAAATCAAAAGGATTAACAGCCTTCTCATCTTCAAATTCTGGATTCATCTCATCAGAAATCTTATCAAAGATTTTCTTACCATACTTGAAAAGCTTTACTTGCCCTTCATTTTCTGGATTAGCTGGATCCGAAATAACAAGAATATTAGAAATGTAATTAAGCTTACGCTTTTGCTTTCTAACAATTTCCTTATTTGCTTCTACACCAGAATTCCAAAGAACACTGTTATGATCACAAACAGGACACTTCTCATTAAGTGTTGTTAGACAGTTATCAATAAGCCAACCACCAGGTCCTTGAAAACCATGTGAGAATACTCGGACCCAAGGTAGTGAATCTTCACCATCTTCTG